AAAGCCTTGAATAGGCCAGTTCTTTAACTCGGTGGGACTGAATGACAGACCTACCTTGTATTCGCTAGGATACTTGTTAAAGATGTAGTGCCGACCTGTGGGGCTTGTATGGTAGTAGGTATATTGTGGCCCACTCTTAGCGGGATCATAACTAACTACTGCTTCCTTCTCTGCCTTTGCAACTATTTCTTCATGGTATTTTTTAACTCCTGTATATCGTGTGTAGAACGTAGTAATAAACTTCTTAGCTGTTGCTCTATCACAACCGCTTTGCGCCATAAGTGTAGTAGCTCCTCCTCCGTATACGAGTAAGAAGCTAAATCGCTTAAAGGGCTTCCGTTCTTTGTCAGTTGGATACTTACCATACATTCCCTTGTAAAGCTCACGGTGCATGTCCCTACCGTTATTAATATCATCAATTAGCTGTCGATCATTTGCTAGGTAGGCAAGTGCAACCATCTCTAACTGAGAGTAATCAAGTTCTAGTATGGCTCCCTCTATACCGTAACGACTAACGTATGCTCGTTTAACATCTCCTGTCTCTGTCTGGTTCTGTAAGTTAGGATTAGTTGCCGACAACCTACCTGTCTTAGTTGCACAGTGATTAAGGTTAGGATAAATCTTGTCACCGGGAAACCGTAACGCTAGTAGCCCTTCGTAGTAGGTGTCTTTAATCTTACTGCACTCTCGGATGACTAGTAGTTGTACTGCAATGGCATCTCCCTTCGTTGCTAGATTCTTTAGTACTGCATCATCTGTTGAGTAATAACCTCCCTTACCTAACTCCCCCGTAGGGGCATACTTGCCAGCAATGGTGCGAACTTTCTCCACTGTTCTAGTACGTACATTACCGTTCTTATAAACTCCATCTTCTATCTTCTCCTTATACTTCTCTTCGCCCCCAAAGAAATATAGGGATAGTTGTTTAGGGCTAGCGGTATCTAAGTCGGGTGCTGTTGTAGCAACCTCTGTGTTAGCTACATTTAATATCTCAGCATACTTGTCGCGTTGATTAGTTACATACTCCCAATCAACCTGCATACCATGCCTGTTCATTTCAATGGTTGCTCGTAACGCATCCATCTGTGTAAACATTAACGGCAATAGTTCTAACTGTTCAGCTTCTGCCCATTGTGCTTCAAATACCTGCGTAGTATTTGATACATCGCAACCTAAATAATCTACTAACTCTTTCTCTGGAATATCCTCTGTCTGTACACCTGCCTTCCAGTAGGCTTTCATCTTATCATCTTTTATCGCATGTTTGCCTACATACTCTATCGTTAGCTCATCTAGTGACGCATACAAGTGTCGTTGCCCACTCAATAAGTAGGCTGCTAACTGTGTATCCCATATGCGGGGTAATGTGTTACTAGTATCACGATAGATGTACAGCAAATCAAACTTAATGTTTTGACCAACCACTAGCGATGCACTATCACATAGGTTACGCAATGCTGTTAGGTCTAGCCCCTTACGATCATACTTAATTCCACTAGGCCCACCAATTAGTTGTGTACCCCAAGCAATTACCGAGTTACCTCTCCACATGGGATTACCACTGCTATTACCTACTGGACAACGTACAGTTGTTTCAAGATCAACTACTAGATTCATCTTGTATCTCTTTTCTTACTGTATATAACAAATCTCTTACGTTCATCATAAACTTAGCGGAATCAGGACGATGGGGACTTACTCTAGGTGCATCTACCCATGAAACTCCTGAAGTAGGGGTAAACAGAGTCTCAAACCACACTCCGGTTGTATTCTTAAAGTACATCCGCATAAACCCATCTTCTTCTAGGTATACATCACCCTCTTTAACTTCACTTGGTTTTCCATTTACTGACATATCGTGCCTTTGCTGGTTCAATGTCAACTTCAAAACAACCGTGTCTGTGAGCCTCTAGTGTCTCTGGCCCACCAAACAACTTGTTCTTTGGTACGTGTATGAAGCGTTGTAAATCCATACCCGGTTCGTTACTCTTACCAATCGTTACGATGGCATCTGCTTCTCCAATCTTATCAGTCTTACTACCACGTAGCTGATTCATTTGAATCCACTTCTCTCCCTCTCCTGTACCGTCTACTTGTGAGATGGCAATGACTGGACAGTATTCCTTAGCCACATCCCGTGCCCACTCATATAGCTGACCAATGCGTAGGTCTTCCCTATCTTGCTTGAATCCGTGTACCTTGTCAAGCTGGTCAAAGATGATTAGTCCGGGCTTGTACTCCTTAAACAACGTAGCAATCTTACCTACACTCTTGATACCTGAGTCATCATCTAATATTAAGAATCGCTGACCACCACCTGCAATGAACTTAGCTTCATTAGTTGCCGGATCACCTAGTAATTCGCTACTAGTAACTTGATTGTACGATTGAATAACTCGCATCATAACCTTGTTACTAGCTTCCTCGTTGTTAATCCAAATGACATGCTCATCAGGCTGTAGCTGCGTCATCATGAAGCTAGCTTCACTTGCAGTGAATGTTGTCTTACCTGTCTCGGGTCGTGCTGCAATGATGATGAAGTCACCCTTACGTATCGGGCCTAGTGCTACATTCAATTCCTTAAGTCGCCAATTAAGTCCACCACTTGCTACCACACCAGATAAGTAATCAAGAGATGGCTTAACAAACACATCCTCCTTAACAACAGTAGCTCCTACTTCTTTCTTGTACGCATTAAGTAGCGGCTCAATGCTTTCCAAGTCACCGCCCATACCAGTGCCAATCTTAAGGCATACGTCGTAAATCTGTGTTGCATAATCTGTTTCAATTAGTTTGCCTAACAAGGCCGTAACAATGGGAGGAGGGTTGTCTAACGCATCCTTAAGGTTATCAAAGGCTACCTCATACGCTGATGGGTCTTTAAGCTTACGTCCCTTCACAATTGAAAAGAAGGTACGAAACTCTGCGTAATTAATGTCTGTACGTGTTGGGTAGTTATCCCAATACTCACCTAACACATTAAATATTTCTAATGTAATAGATGATACGTTATGTTTCTTTACGTGCTCCTTGAATCTGTTGTAAATATCTTTGTTACTAGTAACTACTAGTAGGTCAATGTCGTAACTCATTTAAATCTCCATGTCTTTAAGTACCTCAATAGATAATTCTTTTGGTTGATGGTTGAATAGGGCTGTTAAGTTAGGCACTACAGGTGCCAGTTCAGTAAACAATTTCTTAGCTGCTACGTGTCCTGCTACATCATCATCTAACCATAACAACACACGCTGTCCACGATAGAGGTTTAATACCTTCAATGCATCTGATCCTAGCTTAGTACCTAACAAGCATAGTGTTCTATAACCTGCATGATGTAGTTTATAGCTACTTAATAAGTCTTCTACAATTACTAACGGCTTACTACTATAGATATTCTCTAACAGACTATACCTATACTTACTATAAGTAAGGTATTTAGGTGCTTTATTGTAGCGTCGTATTTGATAACCTGCAATTACTCCGCTTGAAAACACGGGTAACACAATTCCCTCGCTAGTTTCTGCAATGTCATATGCTTTTATTAAGTTCCTATCAAACCCGTATTGACCTAACCATAACTGCCCCTCAACTTTAAACTTATCATAGTCTCGTTCTTTTGTCAAGCTACTGTAGCTTTCTAGAGGTGTACTACTACTTATAGCAACCCTTGTTTCAGCCTTAATGCGGCTAACTGTCTCCTTTGGTCGGTAATAACCACTATCTGCACAGTTATGACAATGCCACAAGAATGCACCATCTAGATTCTTAACGTATAGTCGTTGCCTATTATCAACACCATTAGGACAATCTGCATGGTTGTACTTACCTTGTTGTCCGTCATCTAGCTCTTCAAAGTCAGGTGCGTTACTAGTAAGTACAGACAATGCATCGTGTCCGTAATGTGTTGTCATGTGTTGTTCTCCTTAAGTTTGGCTTCGATGTTTATGGCAGACTGCTTTGCAGACGAACTCCAACACTCTGCGCGTTCATCATCCGTTAGCCCAACCCACGGGCGCTTTGGTGGGG